AAAAACTTTTTCAAAGAATTAGAAACTAAAGGAGTAATACAGTTAAAAGACCCCAACGATCCCTATAATGGGGCGTTAAGTACTAACTACGTATCAGGCTCCAGCACTTCCGGCACTACTAGTCCTTACTTTGAAGAAGCAAAAAAAGCTGTAGACAATATTTTAAATACCCAATTATCACCTATCTTTACCGTATACGATTTAAAGCAAACTTTTAACAATCAAAGTTTATACCTTGATAACAAAGTCTTACTAGTTCTAGCCAAAGAACTAGAAGATAAAGGAGTAATACAGTTACAAGACCCTAATGAACCATTAGGTATTTTTAAAATGGCAACCGAGTACAAAAAAGGTTCCGGTACTTCTGCTTCTACCGCTAAAGCTTCCGTCGCTGGTGTTTCTCTTAAGCTTAGTTCGCTGACAGAAGTTAAGTCAAAACCGGGTGGCTCTAACCCCGGAGCAATCTATACAAACACGAATGGCGAAGAAATCCTAGTCAAGGGGAATAAGCAAGCTGTGCAGGGTACAGTTACTCCAGAGGTTTCCAACAACCGCGCTAGGAACGAAGTCTTGGCTTCCAAGCTTATGCAAGCAACAGGCATTGTCGCGCCTGATATGGAACTGATCGATTTGCAGGGTAAGTACGGTGGTGGGCTGGGTGTAGCCAGTCGGATGATCAAGGGATTGAAAGACCTTGTCTTAGGTAACTCGACCCAGAAAGCAGCCGTCCAAGATGAGTTTGCCGTACACGCATGGCTTGCCAACTACGATGCTCTGGGCATGGGGTATGACAATATCCAAATGAAGGGGGATAGCGTAATCAACGTCGATCCCGGTGGCGCACTAGAGTTCAGGGCGCAAGGACTCCCCAAGGGTGCAGAAAGCGGGTTCAAGCTTGGTAAGCTCGATCCCACAGCCCCGGAGTTTGACTCCATGCGGACAACTACATCTGAGCAAAAGAACATTTACGGGTCTATGACCCCTGCTCAAATAGCAGAAAGCGCCAAGAGACTTAACAATATCTCCGATGAAGAGATTACCAAGCTGGTAATGGAACATGGCCCGAAGGACATTTTTAAAAAAGCCCTACCGGGAGGCACTTCCCACAAAGAAGAGCTTGCTAAGACCCTCATTGCCCGTAAGAAAGCCATCCTTGCTAAAGCTAAAGTAGTATCTACACCTACGGTATCCAAGACAACAAAAGAAAAAGCAGAAGCTCGGGCTGAGTTCAAGGAGAAGGTTGGCGCTGTAGGGGTCGTTACTTTGAAAGGCCCGCAAAACGCTGCTGTTGGTGAGGCTATGGCTGCGGGGGATAAGAGCAAGCTCATTGCTGCGTTGCTTAAGAGCAAGAGTATTTTCTCCCAGCATATTGCGACCTTGGTAGACTCCATCCCCCACTTAAAGATAATGGTAGACTTGAACATCGACCCTAGTAAAGCTGGGTATTTCGATTCAAACACAGTCACCATAGCTACTTCTGAAAAACGGGCTAAGGATGAGTCAACCGTAGTACACGAAGTTACTCATGCGGTAGTTGATAGTATTATCAAGTATCCTAGTGACGCCCAAAAACCAACGGTAGCCAAGCTCAAAGCTCTGTACTACTACGTCTTGGATAAGCACAAGGCTGAAACCCATGCCAGCTTAGCTCTACCCAACTGGGCTATGAACGTGCATGAGTTCGTTGCAGAAGCTTGGAGCAACCCGGAGTTTCAGTACTACCTGTCTCAAATTCCGTACCAGAGTGAAACAATCTGGAGCAAGTTCGTAAAGACTATCGCTTCGCTTATCCACGCTCCATCCAACAATGCTCTTATAAACGTGCTTGCTCTTACCGAAGAGCTTGGGATGGCTGCTCGGTCGGGTAAAACTTCATTGGCGCAAACACTTACCCAGAACTTCAAAAAGTTCTTTACCCAGAACGGTAAGAAAAGCGATGTGGTTAACCCTGATGGCACACCAATGGTGCTATATCATGGCGCTCAAAAACAAGAAATAAACCCAAGAACAGGGGTAAACGAAGCAATAATGAAATTTAAAAAGGGCCAAGGCGGTGCAATTTTCTTAAGCCCTGCTCCAGAGTTCGCCCAATCTTTTGCTGAAAAACAAGGTAAAGAAGGCGCATATATCATGCCCTGCTATGTCTATGCAGGTAAATTGTTTGATTACGAAAATTCTCAAGATGTAACAAAAGTAGCAGCTAAAGCAGGTCTTGGTAGCCATGATAAACAGTTAATGGCAAAAGGTGATTGGACTGTTATTGAACAATCTAACGTTATACAAGCCATAAAAGATTTGGGGTACGATGGGTACACTGTTACGGAATACGCAAATGGTGTAAAACCAAAAAATGTAGCCGTATTTAGTTCTAAACAAATTAAATCTATGTTCAATAAAGGTCAGTTCAACCAATTGACAGAGAATATAAGTTACAAAGAAGAAGTTCGGTACAAAGACGAAACAAACGAAGCTGAAGAAATTGAAGAAACTAGAGAAGCAGAGTTTGAAAGTGTGCCGAAGGGTAAGGTAGACGCCCTTAAAGCCCAGCACAAGATAGACAATGCAGTCAACGCAGCCCTTAAGAAGCTGGCGAAGTCCAAGTCTGCCGAAGAGTCGGCTAAGCAAGCAACTGTTCTTTATGCGTTGCGGAACGGCAAGCCCGTGCTTCCTATACTCAAGAGCATGTGGAAAGGGCTTAACGCTGCTAAAATTAACATCCTGCTTAACGGCGCTACCAATGATATGGTTGCATCTTTTGGGGCTGAAGTCGGTGTCAAAGAATTGAATAACACCAACTCCCTCATTGGGCAGATGCACGGTACTACCCATACCTTTATGAACGGGGCAGGGGAAATCGTCGAGCATGCAACCAACGCGATCAACAAAGACCCCTCGATAGCCCAGAAGCTTGGGGATATCACAGCGGTCACTACTCTTGCACAGGTTGATCCGTCCACGGATAAGAGTAACGCCAAGCTCAATGCTATGTGGGATGGCCTCGGCGAATCTGGGCAACGTATCTACAACGAGATGCGTGACTGGTACACGGGGATGATCCAGTTCTACCGGCACATCCTAGAGAAGCAAGTGAATGCTTTGCAGGGTGAAGGAGAAGCTGCCAAAGAGGGTAAGAAGATCATCTTGTCCATGCTCAAGCAGATGTATGAAACGGGCATGCAGATCAAGCCTTACTTTCACTTGGATCGTCCTAATGGCGAAATTTGGGTGCAGGTCAAAGAGAAGAACAAGCTGGAGTTCTACATCTACAAGAGTACTGCTGAGCGGGATGCTGTTGCCGAAAGTATTGCCAAAGAGAATGGCAAGACCGTAGAAGAGATGGTTGCCGATAATGACATGAAGATGGGTAACAGTCTGGAGTCTGCACGGAACGCACAGAAGGGTGGTTTGGCTCCGGTGCTTACCAAGATTTTTGAAGCTATTGACACTGCTATGACCGGCAAAGAGGGCATAAACGAAGGTACTGTAAGCTCCCTTAAAGACTCGGTTTACCAGATGTATCTGGCTACTCTCCCAGAAGAGAGCTTCCGTAAGGCATACACTCATCGTACAGGGGCTGCTGGTTTTACTACCAACATGGTGGAGAACTTCTCCAAGTCGTCGGCAACAATGTCGAGTCAGTTGGCTCGGGCAAAGTTTGGCCCAATGCTGCGGGACTCTATTACCCAAGCTAGGGAGATGATCAAGACTTCACCCGACAAGCTCAAGCAAGAGCCTTTCGTTGCTACGATGTCGGAGCGGGTCGAGTTGGAGTTGAACCCGTTTGCAAACGCATCCACAGGCATGACTGCTAAAGCGGAGAAGGTGATTGACACTGCGGCTAGTGCGCTTACCCGGCTGTCCTATATCCACTACCTGAGCGCAGCAGGGTCGGCACTTGTGCAGTTTACGGGGGTTATTTACGGCGCAGCGAATCTTGGCGCTCGGCACGGATACATTGAAACTGCCCGTGAAATGGGTAAGATGATGAAGGTCTGGAACGAGTTTGGTGTTGCTAAAGATGCTAATGGTAAGAAACGTCTAGCCCTCGGTATAGTTCCTACATTCTCCATAGCGGATTCCAAGTCGGTTGCTATGAATGCAGATGAGCAAAGAGCCATCACCGACATGCTTGCCAGAGGTGTTAGCGAGACTACGGTCACCGGAGAAATCTTGAAGCGTAACCGTGCTGCTTCTGGGGATACATCTAGCAAGGCCGCACAAGTTGCTAATACTATTGTGGGAGGTCTGTTCCATGCTTCGGAGCGTTTGTCCCGTGAAGTGCTCTATCTATCTTCGTACCGGCTTACCCGTAAGGAAAAGAACGCTGACGGCAAGTTCAAGACACATGAGCAAGCAGTCGACCAAGCGATCAAGGACACTTACGACAGCTTAGGTAACATGGCCCAGCACAACCGACCACCTGTGTTGCGTGGTGCTGGCGGTCGAGTGGCTATGCAGTTTATGATGTACCCGCTGTTTATGACCAGCCGGATTGTGGATACGTTCACAGGCATGTACCGGGGTCAAGACAAAGTTCTGCAAACTCAGATGAAGAAAGAGTTTGCTGGGCTTATGGGGGTTACATGGATGCTGGCAGGTACTGCTGGACTGCCCATCATCAACACGCTCGTAGGGTTCGTTGCCGCTGCTCTTCAGTCTCTTGGTAAGGGTGACGATGCAGATGAACTGAAGGACTTGGACTTCCTATTCTGGTTCAACACTGTATTCTTGCCGGAACTATTCCCGCAGAAAATCGGTGGGGTTTCCCTCAGTGAGATTATTTCCAATGGCCCAGCAAGCGCAATCACTGGCATCGATTGGCAAAGCAGAACTTCCCTCGCCAACATGTGGCTCCGGGATCAAAAGGAGACTCGTACTCCCCGTGAAGGGCTTATCAACCTAGCAGTAGAACGCGCAGGGCCAGCGGCTAACATGGTTCTGTCTTACGTGGACGCCTACACTGCTTTTGAGAATGGCGACCTGCAAAAGGGTATGGAGAAGATGCTCCCTGCTATTGCCCGAGGCCCAGTGGCTGCAATGAAGTTCATGGCTGAAGGAGCCAAAGGAGTAAGCGGGGAAGAGATTCTCAGCAAGGATGCCTTCAGCACTGGGACTCTGCTGTTCCAATCCATCGGCTTGCGTAGTGATGCTCTTGCCAATGCACAAGAAGTTAACTTCAAAGTCTACAGTCTGGATCAGAAAATTAAATTTGAACGGGAGCGTATCCTGACCAATTTAAAAGATGCTTTCCTAAAGGACGACATAGTCAGGTACGGCAAGTTCATGGAAGCCCGAGACAAATTCAATTCTAGATTCCCTGATGAAGGGTTGCGTATAACTTCTGACAGCATCCAGAAGTCCATTGAGAAGGCTATGAAGACACAAGCTAAATCGTATAAGGGTGTGGAACTGACCAAACCAAACATACGTATCTTCTCAGATGCAATCACGCAGTCACGGGAAGAACTGGAAAGACTAGAGCCAAAATAAAAACCCCCGGTGAAATGCCGGGGGCTAGACTCTCCATACGCGCAACCCTCTGATCCCTTCAAGTATTACAACCTTCGTAACCACCTCCATCTTGAGGCGTTTGATTGTTTCCTTGATGATCGGCAGGGCAGCAACTGGGTTAACACAGGGGATGAAGAACGAACACCCCTTGTGAAAAGTTTTCCAGTTAACGCTGTATTCAACTGTCTCGATCACCACTGGCAATACCCTCAATGTACCCATCTACATTGATAAAGTCCCCTGCGGACGTATCCAACTCAATCACCCGAACAGCAGGTGACACTATCCGCATACCCTTGGACATGCGCTTGTTGATGAAGTCCAAGAAGATTCCCTGAGTCTTCAGTTGTGCCAGCAAGCTTTTGTAGTTCACTTGCCGCTCGACGCAGTACTCTTTGAACTTGCCGACAGTGAGATACATGCGCTTGGTGTCGGGTTCGTAACGGATCAGAAGCTCCCCGCGAGGCTCAAGGATCGGTGCCGGAGCAAGTGGAAGCCGAGCATCTACACTACCGTTGACAACCAGCACACCGTCCATGTGGTTGTTAATGTACTCACCAATGGTGCTAGACAGGGACACTGCTGGTGCTTTGACCTCTTCCTTGACTTCCGACAGCATGGTCTTGAGCCAAGCATAGATTGCTTGCATGTCAAAATCGTGCAGTCCCAGACGTTGGGCAATCATACCCCCAGCGATATTGCATGCTGCTAGGCCAGACCAGAACCGTTCACGGGATGTGAACTTGACATCCTTATCCAGCTTAGCCTGAACTTTCATCAGCAAAGCTTTCGTTTCCTCTAGATTGGAAACAAGATACGCAGCGTAGATGTCCCCGGCATGCCCGTAGTTCTCAAGAAGCTGGTGGTCAAACATGTGCTTGCCAACCTCCATCGGGATGATAGCGCTAGGCTTGATTGCGTACTCCAACAAACGCATTGACTCGCCGTCTGGGGAATCTTTGGCAATGCCGAGCTTCTCGTAGAAACTAGCATTGGAGGATGCAAGGGTAATCCCTTGCCAGCTAGTCAGATTGACCCGCTCCTCATTGGCAGCGGCCTTCATCCGGTTAGCGCCACGCCCCTGCGAGATGCTGTAAGCCAAGTCCGAAAACTCCTTCGGTGCTGTATTGGTCATCTCATCCATAGTGAAGGGTAGGTTATTCATAACCCCAAGCCTGTGCATCTTGTGTGCAAGCGTATCCTTCCAGATTGCCCCAAGGTCACGGGGATTGCCGAAAATACTGTTGCACATGTACAGCGAAGTAGACTTACCCGAACCTGACGTACTGTGGATGACGTTAATGATTGCACCCTTCAGTCCAGTGAAGCGCAGGAGCAATGAACCAAACCCCGTAAGTGCAGCAAACGCATTCGGCTCTAGGCCCGGTGCAGCGTACAGATTGAATACTTCCTTCCACTTCTCCAGAGTCCCCACAGGTTGGAGGAGGTCGGCAACTACCTTGGTAGCTGTTGACGGGGGGCTATAGAAAGTACCTTGTGCAGTGATCTCTCGATCCCCAATAATGATCCTGCTGTTGTTGTCGGCCCAGCCAAGTTGTGTACGCATGATTTCTGCCTTGTCTATCAAGTTAGAGTTTCTCAGGTAATGGATAAAGAAACTCCGTAAAAGTATGAAGCCTTTATCCTCGGTCATTACTCCATGCTTAGCGAGTAACCTTCTCAGTTCTTCCTTGTTCGCTAGAACTTCAAACGGAACTGTGAATTCGTGAATCTTCTCTCTGGGACGTATGAATCTCACCAACGCCACTTCCCCTAAGTTGGGGTCGAGCATACGCTTAACAACGTACAGATCGTTCTCGTAAACAAGGATCGGCTCGCCCTCATCCTTGCCGACATCCAAATAAATGCCACCGTTCTTACCCCTGAAATAGGGGGTCAAATATACGGGTACAGGAACTAGAACCCCTGTAGCAGCATTTACCATCACAGCATCGTCTTCGGACTTTGTGATCTCCAGCCCTAGCATGATCGGAGACTTGATCTTGTTCCGGTGGGTGCAGTCGGCGCAGCCACCTTTGTTCTGGGATTCAAACGTAGCGCAGTGGTGTGGCCCGCCAATATCTGCGGCCTTAGCTTCAGTTTCCCCTGCCGAGTAGCTTGGGTGCTTCTCCGACATCTTGTGTATTGCCGAGTCCCTGTCTATGCAATGGGTAGCAATCGAGAGCGCTGATCTCCACAAGTTGTAGTCGATAGTTGCTTGGTTCTCGTAGCAATACATCAACTGATTGCACCCAGTGCCTTCAGCCGACCGGATCATAATGGTCTTGAAACGCTTGACTTGGTTCTCAAGCATTGCCTCCATCAGGGGGCTTCGGGTGGTTGGCAGGAATGCAGGAGCTTCAGCAAGTGGAGCAGGATCGGATGCGCCCAGCAGTGCCTTCATGTCTGCGTAGCTGATCGGCTCATGGGTAGAGCTAATCACCGTGACGGCAAGGGGGGACTCTTCCTTATGGTTGAACGTACCGGGAGGACGCAACACACGCGAAGCCTCAAAAACGGAGGGGTCAACGATTAAGTTATGCTTAACACATAGGGCAGCTAGAGCTTTGCTAAGCGGTTCCCAATCCCCCCGGCTAATGACGGAGGAGAGTATCCAGTAGAAGTGCAGCCCCCTGCCGGAATCGACAATGATGGGGCGTGGTAAGTGAGCAGCCTTGCAGAACTTCCGAACTTCTTGGAGTCCCGTGGTCTGGTCAATGTATCCCTTGACGACACCCTTGTCGTTGGGTACAGCCTTGTCGGCACCGCAGTCAACGTCCATCCAGAGAGCCTGAAAGAACTGTGCGTTACTGTGGACTCTAGTATCAGCATCGCCGTACTTGGCGCAGCCGTAGTAAATCTCTTGCTTCTTGTTGCTATTGCCCAGACGCTCTATCTCAGCATCTGCTTCCTCTCGGGTATCCCAGAATGTCTGGTGAGGATACCGTCCTATTCCCATGATACAGAACCGACCCTCTTGGGGCAGAACTGTTGCAAGCAGATCAAAGGTAGACATCGTTTATTTTTCAGAAAAGTAAGGGCAACACAGGGCCGAAGCCCCGTGTTTTCCTCTGGGTTGGTGACTCTGCTGATCAGTCGAGAGTGGTCTGTAGGAATGTCACGATCCGCAATCCTACTTTGGGGCTTGGTTTAGCTCTCCCCCAAAACCATCCGTATACGGTAGCCCTAGAAACACGAAGTTCCTTAGCTACTATTCGGATGGGAATGTCTTTCTCTACACACCGCTGACCAAGCAGGATAGCCAACGAACTGTTATCTGCAAGCCCAAGGGAATTGATGAGCCGCTGGCTATACCCGTAGTTCATAGTTACTCTTCGTCAGTCCATGCGGACACAACAGCCGCATAGCTCTTCTTGGCAGGAGGTGCCGTAGCTTCCACCTTCTTCGATGGACGCTTGACCGGCTCGGCGATTTCCTCTTCCTCTTCCTCTTCCTGAACCGCAGCCTTCGGAGCAACCTTAGTTGCAACTGGGGGAGCAGTGGGAGTGAAAGTCAAGGTCGGTGCCTTGGTAACACCGTCAGCTTGTGAAGGCGTCATGGTGACCAGAGCTTTAGTCTCTGGAGTCGAGGCAACGCGAAGTCCGACATCATACTCATTCTTGTTAATAAAACGAGTAGGGGTAAACAGAATAGACTGGTTGTCGTTGTTCTCATTGAAGCTGAGCTTCGTTACAACGTGGTCTACGCTCTTGCCGTTATTGCCAAGGTACTTGGTGTAGTTCTCAAACGTGAACGTGTTATCACCAGCACCGTCACCGAACAGGGTCTTGGAAGCCAAGTTCAACTGGTAAACCTCGCCTTCAAGGTTAGTGCCAAAGTCTTCCTCCAGCAAGACAGCAATCCTGCGCGAATAACGGCAAGCCTTGGAAGTACCTTGACCGGAACCCTTAACATTCTGGGCGCAGCCGTTACAGGTACTAGCTTGTGGGCTTGCTGACTTGGCATCAGGTGAGCGCCCGTCATTAGAGAAGCAGTCGGGCGAAGTCGGCTCAGCATCTGCACTCCACTGGGTAGCGTAGAAGATACGACCAACATGAGGTGCAGCGTTAACGATCACTACGTTAAGGTCACCCTTAACTTTGCCCATCTCTTCGCCACCGACAACCTTGCGGAAGATGCCGTTTTTCGGCACGATACGCTTGACACGGGGACGACCGACAAGGCTCTTGGTAAGTTCGCTGACCCCTTGAAGGAAGTCGGGAACTGCTTGGTCAAACAATTGCAATTGGGTACTCATTTTCTAACTCTCCTAACAACGATGGTAAATTCCCTGTCCATGTTCAAACCTTCGGGCAGGATTTCGGGGTGGTCTTCAAGAAACTGCTTCATGTTTGTCTGATGAAGCCGCTTCTCTAGCAGGGGGAACGCATTGTGTTCATGGATGAACTTGTGCATAGACTCCCAATCGTTCGTCCAATATCTAGTCTTGATTGAACGGATGATCGTCCCCGCTTTTGTCCTGATGCTGTCGCAG